GTGATCCCCACCCCACTGCAAGACAGTATCGAGACACAATCATCGCCACTGCCGTGGGCCCTGGTGTGTCGTACGTTCACGGCGTTGCACTCTCGGGCACTTATGCAGTGCGTCCGGCTGTGCATGGCTTCCACACCGTCAAGATCAAGGCCGACCACCCCCTTGAAACTGAAGGGCTGGTTATTCAGTGTCTTCCCTTCAGGCCCGAAAACCATTCCGGAGACCGAGCCGGGGCCGTATATCCGGATGTCCTCATTGCCCCGGGTGTGGTCGGCATTGGTAAACCAGTAATTGCGGTCATCGTCACCGGTGGCGGCACCAAACAAATAGAGGTGACTGTGGTCCGGAATCCAGACAGTGTCGACCATTGAACACCGCCGCGCTACGGCGAACGACAGGGGCGTGGTCCTGCCAAGGTCAGAGTCCAGAGCAAGCTGCAGGGCCTCATGAAAGTAGTTGCTGGTGTACTCCGCAAGGCCGGTGGCACCATTGACGGCAACATAAACTGAACCATGTTTCGATACAACGAAATCGAAGGGGCTGATTGGCGGCGCCTGCACTACAGTATGGTTCCGAGTTGGGACTGGTAGGCTGAAATCACGGAGGCTTGCTCCAGCTTAGCGCCCCACCCAAACATAGAGCTGGTGCCATCTCTGTCGACGGAAATGTCCCCATCCGACTCCGCCAGGTGCAAGCGGATCGCGCCGGTGGCATCCCCGGAGGCAACCTGGAACCTCACCCACACCCGCACAAACCCGTTCGCGTAGCCCGTCAAGACACCAGCCGCTGAGTGGTTGGCATCCTGGGTGAGCAGAGCCCCGGTGTTCGCATTGAACCAAGTCCTACCGTTGGCGCTGGCGTCGAACAACAGGGTGCGGATGTAGCAGAAATCCAGCTGGTCGGGCTTCACAAAGAACGAGGCAATGTAATCGGTTGCCAGAACCAGGGTTTCGTTCTGGCTGACATAGATGCCCGCAGATCCGCCGCCATTATCGTCCTCAATGCGCTCAACAGTGGTCGTACCATCCGGGGCGTCAGTGGCATCGACATCGACATTGGTGGTAGAGCCCAGCGACCACAGGTTCAGGGCCTCGGGATTCGTGAATAAATTGGGGTTGACGAGGGGCGCCCCGCCGACTTTGCCATTGATGGGCAGCCCCATAATGGGCGCACCCCTGAGCGGCAGCGCCGTGAGGGGGTCTGCTGTTAGTACGGTCATCGTTTAAGGCCAATTAGAGTCTGGCTGCATCAGGCAGCAATGAGTTCGTAATTATCCGAGGCGCGAATTTCGAAAGGCTCGCCGGCGCTGGTGAGTTCGTTGCCGGAAAGTTCATTCCTGTCCAGGATCAGCTTGCCCCGGACCGGGCGATTGTTGACGATCCGGCCACCCAGCATCGCGTTATCGATAATGTGGTTCTGCTCGATCAGGCCATACACATCCATGATCGATTCGTTCCAGCCACCCCCGTGGATGACCAGGGCCCCGGTAAACTGTTTGTCCCAGTCGCCGGTGCCGCCCGTGATCAGGTTGTGGGCCACGGAATAGCATTCACCCCCATGGAGGTTGACGCCCCGGGCGGCGAAGGTATTAATCTCGTTGTGCTCGATGGCGACATGGCGGACTACGGTGCCCCGCTCGGGGAATCGGCAATTGACCGACACCCCCTTGCCGTGGAATGCGCCGTCATTGTCGTAACCGCTCCAGCCGTAACCCATTTGGTTGATCTTGTTGCGGCGGACGGAGACATGTTCGATCAACTGGTCATAGCCGTCAGACCCGGCAGTGATATTTACGCCAGCATGGCACCGACTGAGGTCGTTATCCTCGATGACCAGATCTACAAGCTCGTTTCCTTGCCGCCCGTATGACTCACCCCCGATAGCCGCATCCCAGAACTGACTGATCGCACAATGCTTGATCGTAATATCAGAGGTCTTACCATCACGCCCCAAGTGGACACCGGCGCCGATACGCATCTTTGAGCCTTTGAATCCACCGCCGTATGCGAGATTGCAGTACTCAACCCCGATATGTCGGGCCCCGAGATCCAGCGCGCCATTTTCGATACTGATGCCGTTGACGCTGCTGTACTTCGTCGCAATGCCGACAATGTCGATGTGCTCGACGTCCTGTATCAGGATATTGGATCGATACCGGGAATCAGCAATCTCGATGCCATCGTACAGGCTTGCGGGGTTTCCGCGGGCAAACACCAGAACGCGCTCTTTGTCCCTGTCGTAGATGTACCGGCGATCTCTCGTCAGGGCCATCGGGTGGAAGACCTTCACCCCAGCGTTCTCGGGAGCTTCAGGACCGAACATCGCAAATCCGGTGTCCGAGTTGCTGAACTCCGTGGACTTGGGGAAACTGCCCTCCCGGGTCGCCCAGAGCGTGTCGCCCAGCTGCTGCCAATCGGCTTCCTCGGACTGGGATATTGAACCTTTCAGCAGAGGCAAGTCCCCCCACCCCCAGGGCTGGATTTTTATTCTGTTGCCCGATCTGCCACCGACCAGTGGCCGCAGTTCCTCACGCCACACGCTGCCGCAGGCGAGGTTGATCGAGACCTGGGCATTGGCGGCCACCCACTTCTGAATCTGCCCGTAATTGATGTCTTTCAGGTACTTGTAGGGATTCCGGTCCGTACCGTCACCGCCGGACGGGGCCTTGCTATCCACAAAGACCGGCATGGTGCGTTGCATCAGCAAACCCCCAAAATTCGGCAAATAGCGTATTTGGTGAAGTCCCAAGCCCGTGCCGTATCCAGTTCGCCGGTTTCGTTTGCGGCATAGATCAGGCCCATGTAAAACGTGCAGCCAACCCAGAAAGCCAGTACAAACGACACCACAAGGACATGTTCAATAATCTTGGTCATTTGAACTCCACCCATCGGCCTTTGATCCAAGCCAGACCGCGGGTAAACCCCATAGACTTGACCTTTTCAGTCAGCTCCCGACGCTGCGTGAAGCGCCCACCGAAGACTTTGAGGCCCTCAATGAGCACCGTCTTGCTGAACCAGTGCTCCTTCGTCAGGAACAGGATCCAATCCCAGTCATCGCCGTACTCTCCAACAGGGATATAGCGGACCAGCCACACCCTGCGCCCCGTGATGGGGTTGAGGCACTTGTGGTCGGCATGGATCATTACAGTCGATTACTACTTGGTGGGCGCACCCGGTCCTGCCCCGGGGTTCACATCGGAACCATGCAGGTCGGTCAAGGTGTGATCGGCGTGCCGATGGTCCTGGTTTTTGTTGCGCTCAGCGGCGTTTATGGCATTACCAATCGCGACAAGGGCGAGCTGCTGGAGCTGCTGAGTGAACTGCAGATTGTTCGCCTGCACCTGGTCGTAGTGCGTACGGTCCCGACGCTGGTTCTCCACGTCCGCAAGGTTCTTGCTGGCGTCGGTGCTCACCGAGTTGGTTCGAATGCGCTCTTGGGTATCCACGTCCTGCGAAATGTCCGTGGTCACCGCATCGCGTTCGGTATTCAAAGCACGATCCGTGCTAGCGTCGTTCAGTTCATTTGAGGTTTCTTGAATATCTTGTGCCATGGTAAAACTCCTGCTGTTTTAAGAAGCGGCCTGGTGCCGCGATTTCAATTTCGTTCTTTCCCCTGGATCCGTTCGTAAGTCCGCAGCCCGCCCAGACCCAAGAGGGACAGGACCAGCCCGGTTATCTCGCCGGGGTTTATCACCGGCAACAGGGGGATGATTTCAGATGGATTAGAAGCCAGCGTCACGATGCCGATGACGATGAAATCCTTGAGCAACCAGTGGTAGAGCAGGCACGAGCCGGCGGTCCAGCCGATGAACGGGCGCCAGCCGGCGACAAACCAGTTTGTGTGCTTGGCCTCCTGCAGCGTGATGAGCGCCTGCTGCATATGGGGCTTTTGAAGCTCCTGCTGAATTCTTAGCCGATTGGCATCGCGCTCATCGTCCGACGTGAACAGGGAGTCGAGTCCTGCCATGACGCCATCGACGACACCCCCGACATCAACGTTTACAACAGGGGTTACCACTACTCTTTCCCAATTTTCTTGTTCAGCACCCGGTTCGCCATCGCTCGGATCCACTGGCTGCCCATGAAGCCAACTGACCCACCGATGAATAGATACCAGGACTGGTCATAGCCCATGGCAACCAGAGCCGAGCCGAATGTCACTGTGATCGAGCCGCATATCGCTGATTCGAGAAATATCCGCAGTGGCCGGGTTTCTTCCTGGTCGTAGACGACTCGCAAGACTGAGGTAAAAATGGCAAGCATGGCTCCACCTATCCAGGCGTGCTGATTTAGAAAATCATGTACCGCGCCGGGGAAATCAAACATGTCAGATCCTTGTTTTTACTGGCATGTCGCGCCGTGAATAAAAAAGGGCGCATGAAGACGCCCAAGCCCGCACCACGCGGCGGCCCGCTATCGGGGGCTTCCAGACACCCGACGCAGGCAATAAAGTCCGTCCCTCAGCCATGGGGCAGGCTGAAGGGTTATCGATTGTTTATGGGGTTGGTTGCGGGGCCGGAGTTGCACCGGCAGCAGTTGGGATATGAGCCCAGGGCCCGTCTACACGTCCCGCAGAGATTTCTGGCACAAAAAAACCGCCTCGATGGGCGGTTTCATATATTTTTGGGGCAAAGCCCCAGATTTCCTGAAAACCATAAACGATTGTCGCGACAATCACAACAATTTTTCACCCGCACCGTAACGCGCCCCGTCGATCCACTCCACCCCCCGCTTTATCAAGGTGGTCACCGTCGAGCGGTGACAGCCCAGTATTTTTGCCAAAACGCCGATCGGCTTCCCGTCCAGATAGTGCGCACAGACAACTCGGTAGTGGCTTGGCTTATGCACCTGAAGGCGCGCGAGGATACCATCGACAATGATCGCCTCGTCATCGCTCAAGTCACAACTCCCGTTGTTGGGATTCCGAAGCCGCTCGTGAGGCTCAATGTGCGGATAGCCCAAGCCGTTATCCCTGGGGTCCTGCCATTTTGCAAACTCCCTGAGCAGTTGGTGCGTTGTCCGACCGGTGTCTATCTGCATGGCAATGTCACCTGTAAACGTTGAATTTTGCTGGGCCTTCACGTTCGATACCCCCCGATACCCCTGGCTCGAACCTCATCACGCGCTGCAGCGCAGAACGCAGTATTTCGTACCGACTTCGGCGTGATCGGCAAACGATTCTCAGCCATCTCCCTCAGGTACAGACCGCAGTCCTCGGCCGAGGTCAAATACACGATCAGCACAAACTGGTCCGACTTCCCACCCATCGCCGTTCTTATCTGGATGTACAACGACCGGTAATATTCATGCGGCGTGGGTGTCTGCGCGGGCGCAGTGGTAGCCAGGATCATCAGTAATACCAGGACAGCTGTTCTCAATTCCATGTTTGCAGGTCCCGGGCCCCGGTCTTTGTCATGCGGTGAAACTCCAAGCGGTAGTGATCACTGATCATCTTGAGGTTCTGTTTCGTGGGCTTCAGGATGCCCCTGGCGTTGATCTCTATCCGGTCGATGCGGCCCTGGCCAAACTTATTGGCCACCCAGACCTTGAAGTCCCGGACGTTTTCCCCCGTCTCCCTGTGGCAGTTCACGCACATGCACAGCGCGTTCCACACCGAGTATCTGGTCGCCTGGTTGCGCCGGCCGATAATGTGGCAGCACTGCATCTGAACATCCGCCGCAGTGGGGCCTCCCTGGGTGGTGCACCGCTCACAGCGGTAGTCCTGGGCGAGGCGAATGCACTTGGAGAACCAGTCATCGGCTGTGGTGCGCTTGATCGCCCCCCAGGCCACTATTCACCACCCCCGTCGGTTAAAAGGATTTTCCCTGGCGAGATATCCTGTCCGTCCTTGTCAAGCCTGGAGCACATCTCCGAATAGCGAAGCTCCAAGTCAGCAGTCTCAATTATCTTGTCCGCTGTTTGTGCGATGGCTTTTGCTTGCGCAGTAGTGACTTCACCGGCCTTCACCCCCTCCATGGTCTCAAAGAGGAACTCGCGAAGGTCTGCTGTCGTCTTTCCCGGCGTCATTGTTTTCGAGCCCTTTTGACCTTGTTGATCAAAGCCTTGATTTCTTCGAGTTCCCGGCGCCGCCGAACCAGCGGCCTGACGCGGTTCCAGCAGGTCATGCACATGGCGCCCTCGTCCCCGCCAGGACTGTAGTTGTAGCCGTGACAATCTGATCGATAGTGGACCTTTTTCGGGGAGCCCCATCTGCCGCACCGCCCACACTGCTGGAGCTCGGTGTACCAAGGCCCAAAACCAGGAAGAAAACGTTTGCCAGGCCTACCGCTTTTAAGAGCCGTCTGGTAATACTCCAGATCTCGGCGATTGTAGGGCCCGCGATGCTTGATATCCGGAGACCAATGCCAGACCTTGCCATGACGGACACGAGTACCAGGAGCATATTTTTCATCCCCTGTTGGCATCCGCGGGCGTCTCTGCCTGAATCAGGTCATCCAGGTACTTCATCGCGGCCTCGAGGCCTCCAGGGAAACCATTACAGTTCCAAATCCATACACACTCGATGATGCAGGCCTCATCGCCCTCCAGCCCATTGGCGGCGATGAATTCTCTGGCCGTGATCGCGGCGCCGTGCCCCCAGGTCGCATAGATGTACGCCGAACGGATCTTGAGAAACAGCGCCATGTACCAGGGGCAGTCCATAAGCAACTGCAGGTAGTGGCGGGCCTTTCTCAGGTCCTCGATGCCATTCTTCACCCGGTGCCGGCAGACGTACTTGACGACATTCCCCTCGCAGAAGCCCATCGCGTTTGACAAGATGAAGTCCACGGGCTGGATCTTCATGTCGCGGTAGTGGGTCCCGCCCACCTGTATCGCGGTAGCTGTCATCCGTAGTAAACCCCGACAACGACAGCCAGAACGCTCAGGCCAAGGGTGAAGTAACAAATAAAATCGACCATCTTGCCGTCGCGACTCTGCGTCTCATTCATGGGTATCGCCTTCATAGCTGGTTAAGTTTGTTGGATATTTCAATGAGTGGTCGCCGCTGATCTCTCGAGAGCTCATAGTTCGGCGGCTTACGGGCCAAGCTTGCGATGAACCCGTTTTCCCACCGGTTCAGCCTGTGGGGATTGGCCTTCGCGTCCGAAATGATTTCATGCTCCTGTCGGGTCATATCCGCACCCCCGTTGTTTCATGTGAAAAGTAAAAATTCGAAAGTTTCACGCTGTCGGCCTGGTCTCGCCGGTACTCAGTGAGCGTCTTGCCAGTTACGGATCGGAACAGCCTGAGAAAGCTGACAGGCTCAGTGAACCCAACCTCTTCCATGCCGGCCTCGACGTTGATTCGCCCGCCGGCTGCCAGGATGCTTTTCAGGCGCGTAACACGCTCGGCGCGTTTTTCCTCTCCCCAACTGGTCCCAAGTTTCCCCAGCCTGTATTGAACCGTTGCATACTCAACGCCGACGGCTTCGGCCATGTCTTCCCTGTCCGAATAAGCCAGATCGGCGGTGACCAAGTACTCACGCACCCGGTCCAGCACCTCCTGGTCAGATATCTTCAGCACCGGGGATACCAGCGCCGAACCCGCTTGCCGGTGATCTGGCAGTTCTTCCACCCGTGGTGCATTGCCCAGTCGTTCAGGCGCTTCATCAGCGAAGGGGCGTCCGGGAACAACAGGGGTTTACCCAGTCGATCACATTCATCCCGGTGGGCCGCGAACAGTTCCTGGTACGTGGCGCCCTCGTTCAGCGTGAGCAACCGGTTCAGCGCCTTCTTGCGCGCCTCCCGGGTGGGTGAGGTCTTCACCGCCTGCGCCGCGGCGTGGGAACTGGGTGGGTCGGTTCTTCGTGCGAGCATGGATCTCCCCTATGCCGGTTCGTGAAACGGTTGCTCGAGGCTGGCCGCGGCACGCAGCCGCTGCAGGTACAGCCCCTTGTTGTATTCGGCGCGCTCCCAGTCCCGGGTGCACCAGCGCACGAACAGGTCCGGGAAGTTGGTATGGCGGATCCCCTGCTCTCGAAACCAGATGACAAACACGTCGCGAGCGTCGCGGTAGATATCCTCGGGAATCCCGAGCGCGGTCAGTTGCGCCAGGCACGGCGCTGGGGGCACCCAGTCCTTGGGAATCTCATCGCCCAGTTTTTTAACCACGGCCTGAAGGTAGCTCTTCGGTTCAACGGGCTGTTCGATGAGGCAGACGATCAAACCGTCCAGGGTTCGCCCCGGGCCATGTTTTTTGATCAGCATCAGCAGGAAGTTTCTCGCCTGGCCAAACTCCACCCCCGATCGTTCCAGAAGCGTCACGCCGTGGTTGAGAATTTCGGATTCAGAATCGGGATTCGAGTAGATCGCCTTCAAATCCGGCAAGGAAAAGTTATCCACAGGAAGAGCCGCGCCAGCGGCTGAGTCGTAAGACTCAGGCAAGTTGTAGGTTCCTGGTAGGTTCTTTGTAGGTTCGTTACCCGTTTTCGGGTAACCCCCCTCCCCGTTTTCGGGTATACCTTCCTCCCGTTTTCGGGTTACCCCGTTTTCGGGTATACCCGTTTTTGGGGTAACCCGTTTTTGGGGTGGGTGTGTACCCGTTTTCGGGTTACCCCGTTTTCGGGTTACCCCCGGTTTTGCGATCACTGCTACGGGAACCGGTTTTTTTCGCTCCCCTTCCTTCCTGGCCGGCACCGGATTGCTGTGAATATGAAGCTCATAGTGAGTCGATGTACCTGGTCTTTTCTTTGGCGTAACCAGCCCCATGGTCTCGAGCTTAATGAGGGCCTCAGGAACCGTTTTCTTGTCCAGGCCGGTGAAGTCAGTGATATAACGAGTTGATGGATCACAACGGTGTGTATCGCTGTTGTGGCAGTCGGCCAGGCAGAGCAACACCAACTTACAGGCGGAGGGCTTTACCCCCATCATCCAGGCCCAGAACGTAGCCTCAGCGCTCAAGGCACACCCCCGGCCATGATTTAATCCTGTGTCTCACTGCGTCCCCTTTTTCTTGTTCGCGCCGGTCTCTCCCGGCTGTCACCCCACTGCTTTCACAGTCGGAAGGTTGAGCTTCTCCGCCCTGTTCAAAATCTGTCCCAACGCGTTCACCCCCTTGATGAACTGGCGCTGGAGCTCCGCCGCCTCGTCTTCTGGCTCAATTGGCACTGGGTCTGCATAGCCTGTCTCACGGTTGAACTGTGCCGCGGCGGAGTGAATGCCGATCTTCCGGCCCTCGGCCACGATGAAAATGATCTCGGGGTAATCCAGCTTTTCCGCCCTGCTCGGGTCCAGACAGTTATTGAGCCGGCATCGCGCCTGGTCGACCGTCAAGCTGGGCCACAACAGTTGCCCTACCTTCTTGGGTCCGCCGAGCGCGTTGACTACATGTCGCAGCGCGTCTCGAAAATCCTCATGAAACATCTCGTCCTGTTGTGGTTGCATAACGAAGCATCTCCGTAGTAATGCGTAGGACTCTCAATTTTTGGTACAAAAAAGCCCCGTCCTGAAACGAGGCATTTTGTTTATCCGACAGTTACACGCCGGGCAGGTATTTGACGCTTCTCCCACGCGATTACGGACCCAGCCTGGTCCGTTTCGACGTATATTTCGCGACCACTGTCCAGCATTTGACTTACTGCGGCCCTAGATACACCCAACTCCCGCGCCACCATCGCCTGGGATTTGTCTTCGGCATACTCTGTTAGCGTGACCTTTTCCATTCGGGTGTCCAGCTTGATGTCAAGTCAAACTTACCTTATGCGGAAGGGATGGTCAAGTATGTCTTACGGTGACAGTGTCAAGCAATACTTACATAATTCGTTGATGAGCGAGTTGTGGAAAAAAATTAGGAAAGCCCGCCTCGAGGCAGAACTAACCCAAGATTATGTCGCAGAGGCGTGCGGAGGAATTACCCGTAACGCGGTATCCTTGTGGGAGTCAGACGACCCGGAGAAGCGAACCAGGCCCACTCTGGATAAACTGGAAACATTCTCCGAAATAACCAATAAGCCAATGTGGTGGTTCTTTACTGACGACGAGAGCCCGCCTGCTGGCGTCAAGGGTAGAGACAGCAAAGAGGAACAATTTATTCAGGCTGTGTCTCGGCTATCTGAGAGAGAACTATTGGCGGCTCTTGAGTCGGCAAAATCCGGATTTTCTGCAAAGGGAAAGCTCACCTTGTCGAGGCTTTTGATTTCTGATGTGGAGTCTGAGCTTTGATCGCCGTGAGGAGTAACGCCTGGTCTTTGGCATCCAATTCGCGATAGAGGTTAATCAACAAATGTTGAAGTTCGGCTTTTCTGCCCCCTCCCTTTTCTTTACTGGCCATGAAAAACCGCCCTTCCAAAATACTGTATATACATACAGGTTAGATTTGTTTTCCTCAATTAACAATATACCAACAAGGTGTTTATCTCGTGGCCAAATGCGACCAATTGTGGCACCGCTGAAAATACTACATGCGGGAAATTACCTAGGTTAATTTCCTGTAAAAAATTTGACTATCGCTGTTTTTCCAAGAATGCAGATGAAGCACCGAAACATGGTCCGCCAATGCTTATAACCCGAGAAATATCACTTCCAATCCGGAAATACAAAGGCATGGATCATCGCTGGCGGGGCGAAGACAATGGTCTTATATGGTGCTGGGAACGCGGCAGGATAATGGCAGAATCCGACCCTGAACTGTCGCGCCGCGCCCTCTCAGGAGAATTAATGGTACTTGGGTGGAGGGGCGGTGTGGCCAAGCAGCTGCTACAGCCAAAGACCGATGGAACCCTGAACTATCTAGCCCAATGGCAAGGCCTGCGGGGTGACGATCTGAACATTGAGACCGACCAAGTGTTCACTCTAACTTGCTCCACGACAGGGACTAAGATCTATTATTCAAGAGGGAAAGATGACCTCGGCTGACCAGAATGGCAGAACAACCACTGAGCGCCTTTCAAAAGCTCGGCTCGCGTCAAGAGATATTTCAGAACTGATCGGTCTCTGCAAGGGTGTCTTGGCTGACGGGACAGTGAACATTATGGAGGCGGAGTTTTTAATTCATTGGCTGGAAAGCCACCGGATTGTGGTAGATCACTGGCCTGCGGACATATTATATCGAACCCTGGGAAATGCCCTAGAGGACGGCGTGCTCAGCAACGAAGAAGAAGGAGAGCTAGTTGGCCTACTTGCCGAAATTACCGGAGCACCAGTCAGGGTCATTTTTGAAACTAGAACCAAAGAACCCACGGATCAAGCGCAAGTCGAAAGAACGCTTAACACCCCGACCACCCTGCCGATCAACGAACCAGAGTCCGGGATATCTTTCGAGGGGGCCAATTTTGTCCTGACGGGCAATTTCACTCATGGCACCAGGAAGCAGTGTGAAGACATGGTAAGGAAGATCGGTGGCATCCCGCAAAAGACGGTAATAAAGAGCACTGACTATTTGGTAATAGGAGATATCGGAAGCGAGTCCTGGGCTCACTCATCGTTTGGGCGAAAAATCGAAAAAGCCATCGTACTCCGAGACGCCGGCCAGGACATTCATATCATAAGCGAGGCCTATTGGGCGGACCAATTAGGCAAATGTGCAGCGGGAAGATTCGCTGAGATTTTCGGTGATGGCTCTAATTAATTGCCCGGAGTGCGAGCTCGAAATTTCGAGCAACGCAAAGACTTGTCCTCACTGCGGGTCGCCATCCAATATCGAGTCCAAATACGAAATTGCAATGGCAGTATGGACGATAGTGGTGGTAGCTGCTGGTGTGGCATGGTATCTCTCGGTTTTGTAGTTGCGGGAGCCTTTGCAGACCCCTGCTTATAGAGGGGTAGATATAACGTAGCGTGATTAGACTTATCCACAGCTTGCCAACCTGTTTATATAACCACTTTTTATAACAATTTAACTTGAACATCTCCCTTTATTATCATAGATTTAGAAAACCGCCCGCAAATACTGTTGACTGTTCGTTGCTTTTGTGCATGCAGTTTGGTATTTTATGTGCGCCAAAATCCGTCAAACCGTCGATGTCGTGATC